GGTTCTCAAACTATTCCAATAACCGTAACTTACGTTCAATAATAAATAACAATGGCAGTAATAAGAGATAATAGGGGGGCACTTTTAGCAAGTAATATTTCACAATATTTGGCAGGTGCTGCTAACACGGCAGGAACTCCGGTAGATACTAGCGAATTAGTTAGAATCGTAAATCAATTTTTAGGAACTGGAGAACAAATTAGTTCCGATATAACTACTATTACAAATGGTATTTATAAAAAGTTTGGAGCAATTGATAGAGTAACAAATAGAACTGAAATTGTAACTTCTGGAATATGGAGTGGTGATACTGGTTCATTTGATGTAAAGGCAAACTATACATCTTCTCTACAAGCAGCATCTACAAGTGGTAGATACTATTTGGATGTATATAATTCAGAAAACACTGCATCAGCAGAAGTTCAATTTTCAATTGCGTATGGTGATGTTAATGGGTTTGGTGCACCAACATTGACTCAAAATGATGATTCAACTTCACCAACAAAAGCTACATATAATCAATACAAAAATATATTATTAGATTCGGCTGACCCCTATTTTAGTATCTATTTAAGTAGTTCAGCTGCAGGTATAGTTGCAGGGGGAGCTGATATGAGTTCATTTTATGCAATAAACGTAAATAGAGCTAGATACAAAGAAAGATTAGACCCAGGTAACATATCAATAGATTTAAGTGGTTCGGAAGGATTGGTAACATTAATTGATGATAGTGGTGGAACTGATGAAAATGTAACAACTGCGGGTAGAGTTTACAACTTAGTTAGTGGTTCATTAAATATTGGTTCAGCGGCAACTGCATCTATACATAGTTACGCAGCTAAAAACGGACAAGGATATGGTTTATTCTATCCAGATATGGGAATTATATTGTTAAACCCAACTGCATTAAGTTCATCCGTTGATATTAAATTAGCCCCTGCTAATTCTTCAATACAAAATATATATCACCAAAAGAATGGTAATACATCTGGTTCGGTAGCATTATTAATGGCAATTAGTGGAGGAGCAGATTTTCAAGTTCGTAGAACTGAAAACGTTTCTACATCACACTATTTTGTAAGAGCAAACAATAGAGAATTTAATTTCTCAAACAACCCAACATTTGTAACGGGTTCGGTTGGTGAATTTGTACAACCATTATTTGAAAGAGACCCTAAAGTTTATATAACAACTGTTGGTTTATATGATGATGCTAACGAATTGTTAGCAGTAGCAAAAACTTCTAAACCTGTTGAGAAATCATTTGACAAAGAAGTGGCAATCAAAGTTAAATTAGATTTTTAATTTAAAGTAATTTATAGATTACTAACCCACCTTTTGGTGGGTTTTTAGTTTATGAGATATTTATTACTGATATGTTAAAAAGAATACCAAAATCGGATATTAGTGTAAGACCATTCAAAGCTTATAAAGAATGGGCGTTTGATAATGAATCTACAGAAATTAGTGTATTAGAAGCAGTTAGTGGTGATTATACATCAACCGATTCTAATATATTAACATCTGGTAGTTTAAATGGTTCATCGTATAATAAACATTCTGTTTATGGGCAATTAAGAGCTCAATTTTATAATGGACATGAAGATAATCCATTTGTTAGAATTGGTAACAAAAGTAATAGATATACACCTGCAATAACTGCTACTGAAAGATTTTTAAGTAGTAGTGCAAAAGTTATATCTATACCAAATATATACGTTGGTGAAGGAATTAAAAAACAATCATTAACTTTATATGAAAATAATATTTCATTTATAGATGATGGCAATGGTAACATATTTGATGCTAGAGATGAAGTATATATTTCATTAATAGATAATGGAGTTGAACCATCTTCTGGTACTTTGATATTTTCAGATATTATTGGAAATGAGTATTCGGCAGTAATAGATAGTTTGTTTTTTGATGTAGAATCAAAAGAAATTTATTTAGAAATAGATTCTGTAGAATATAATGCATTAGTTGATTCGTTTGATGTAGAAACCGGTGTTATGGTTGTAAATAATTTTACATTTTTACCGGAAGAAGCAAGTGGTATCAAAATTGGTAACGTATTTTATAATCACGGATTAATTGTGGTAACTAGAAAGCCTGATATACGTTTGGTAAAACCTTGGGATTTAACATTTAAATCAACAGAAACCATTTACGAACATGAATATCTTTTAATTGTAAATGAATCCGATTATAATGTATCTACTAACCCATCAGCGGTAGAATCGGTAGGGGGTTCATATGAAACATTTATTGATGATTATGGTAAAGCTAAAAGAGTATATACAGAACAACCTGTAAAATATATTAAAAAATTAACTACATTAGAAAACGGAAATATTTTAGACCGTAGATTTAGTGGTTCTATAGGAACTACAAAGGCAGGATTTGAACATTATGATTTAAGTGGTTCTGTAGATTCAACTGGTTCATTCCTTGCACCGTTTATAACAACAATTGGTTTATATGATGATGATTGTGATTTGGTTGCGGTAGCAAAGTTACCAAAACCAATTAAATCAGACCCAGAAATTCCCGTAAACTTTATTGTCCGTTTTGATACTTAATTGATATTTATATACAAAAGAATACTATGGAACTAAAATTGGAAGCGTTTGGAGAATATTTAATTAATCCTGTAAATTCAGAATTAGTTGAAAATAAATTATTTGGTATTGCTGTATTAGAAAATGGTGAATTAACCATAGCTCACATATTAGAAGAAGATTTTAATAAATATGAACATATAATTTTAGATATTTATCCAAATTCGGAAGAAATAATAAATAAAATTAAAGAAAACGATATTAATTTTCCAATAGTAGCATTAAAATAAACAAAATAAATTATGCCAACATTACTAGAATTATACGAATCAAAAAAAGACCAATCATTTACTGAAGGAGGACCGGATGTAAAAACATTAGACGCTAAAAAATATAATAATCTACCAGGTGGATTTTATAGTGGAGACCAAACACCATATTCATTGGGTACTGGATACGCTGGTAAAAAAGATATTGATGAAGAAGGATTGAAAGCCGTTGAAAAACTTAATGCAAGTGGAAATAAATATCAATTAGGTGAATTGGGTGCAGGTAGTAGCTTTCTTAAAAATGGATACACCAACGTAAAAAAATACGGTGCTACCGATAGAAAAAAATAATAATGGCTAAAAAGGTTACATTAAAAAAACCAACCAAAAAGGGTTGGGTGGCAAGGAAGCATGGTTTTAAATCGGGCTTGGAAGAATCAATATCAATTCAAATAGATAGTAAAGGTATTTCCGTACAATATGAATCAGAAAAGATTCCATACATTGTACCTGCTTCAAAACATACATACAATCCAGATTTCAAATTACCTAATGGTATCTTTATAGAAACCAAAGGTAGGTTTGTTCCTGCTGATAGAAAGAAACATCTATTTATAAAAGAACAACATCCTGAATTTGATATTAGGTTTGTATTCACATCATCCAAAAACAAAATTTCAAAAAATTCAAAAACATCTTATGCGGATTGGTGTGATAAGAATGGGTTTTTGTATGCAGATAAATTTATTCCAGAAGAATGGTTTAATTAATTTGGAAATTTGAAATAATTGTTGTATATTTGTATCATGCTGAATAATACAGATAAGACAAAAATAACTACAACACTTTCTAATGTGTTAGGTAGTTTCTCCGTTTTAAGGGGAAACGAATTAGCATTCTACTGTCCATTCTGTCACCATCACAAACAAAAATTACAAGTAAACACCGAAACACAGAATTGGCATTGTTGGACGTGTAATAGTGGTGGTAAAAAATTAACATCTTTACTAAAAAGATTAGATGTTGATAGAAAAACTATTGCAGTTATTAGGGAGATATATGGTGATTCACATTACAATCCACAAAACGATGATAATGATACAAAGATATTCATATCATTACCAAAAGAGTTTATTTCGTTAGCAGAACAACCAAAAGGATTTAATCCAGAATATAAACAGGCAATGAACTACCTTACACAAAGAGGTATAACAGAAAAACAAATTGTAAAGTATGGTATAGGATATTGTTCAGAGGGTTTGTATGCAAGAAGAGTAATTATCCCATCTTATAATTGTGATGGTTCATTAAATTACTTCGTTTCTCGTTCTTATTATGTAGATGAGAAGATGAAATACAAAAATCCACCAATCAGTAAAAATGTAATTTGTTTTGATTCCCAAATCAATTGGAATGAACCTATTATTTTATGTGAGGGAGTATTTGATGCAATTACAATCAGAAGAAACGCAATTCCCCTTTTAGGTAAGTTTCCATCTAAAACATTAGTTGAGAAAATATTTATGAATGGAGTTAGTGATATTGTTATTTCGTTAGATAATGATGCTAAAACAGAAGCATTGAAAGCATCTGAATATTTTAGAAAACAAGGAATAAATGTTAAGTTTATGAATCTAAAAGATAAAGATGCTGCCGATATGGGGTATCAAAAGTTTTATGAAGAGTTAAATAATACAAAAGAGTTTGGAATAGAGGAGTTGTTATTAACAAAAATTAATAGTTTATGAGTTTAAAGAAAATCTATCACATTGCCGATGTACATATCCGTAATGTGAAAAGACACAATGAGTATCGTCAGGTATTTGAAAAAATGTTTGATGAAATTCGTAAGAGGGGAACGGATGATTCTATTATTTATTTGGCAGGAGATATTGCCCATGCTAAATTAGAACTTTCACCTGAATTGGTAAGAGAGATTAGTTGGTTATTTACGGAATGTTCTAAGTTATGTGAAACTATCCTTATTACAGGTAATCACGATTGTAATATGAATAATTCCGATAGATTGGATGTTCTTACACCAATCGTTGAGGCATTAAATTTACCAAACTTTACATATTTGAGAGATACGCAAGTTTACTCAATAGGTGGAGTGGATTTTTCGGTATTCTCTATTTTTGATAAAAGAGAAAATTGGATTCCTGCTAATAAACTATTTGGTAATAAAAAGATTGCTCTTTTTCACGGACCATTGGATACATCTCAAACAGATATTGGATATGTAGTTTCATCTCGTCATTTTACACCTGATATGTTTGATGGATATGATTTAGCCTTATTAGGTGATATTCACAAACGACAAATTATTAAATCTCCAAAAGGATGTACGATTGCGTATGCAGGTTCATTAGTTCAACAAAACTTTGGTGAAACTTTAGATAAACATGGATTGCTTGTTTGGGATTTGGATAAAATGAGTTATGAGGAAATTGATATTCAAAATGATTATGGATATTATACTATGGATATTGATAATGGGAACGTTCCAAAGGTTTCCAATATGCCAAAGAATCCTCGTTTAAGAGTTCGTTTATCAAATACTGATACGGCTGATACAAAGAAAGTAATTGCTGAAATAAAACAATTATATGGTGTAGATGATTTTACAATTATTAGAACAGATTCTCTTTCTAAATCAAAAACAGGAAATAGAAACAATAGATTAGACTTTGAAGATATAACCGATGTAAACTATCAGAACTCTCTTATAAACGATTATATTAACAGAATGATGCCATTTGTTAGTAAAGATGATTTGGATGGTTTAGAAACGATTAATAGAGATATAAATAGTAGAATTACTCACGATGATATTCAAAGAAATATACATTGGAAACCAGTTAAGTTTGAGTTTTCAAATATGTTTAGTTATGGGGAAAATAACAAAATTGATTTTACTAAAGTAGGTGGATTAATGGGCTTGTTTGCACCAAATGCAGCGGGTAAATCTTCTTTGTTTGATGCAATATCTTTTTGTTTATACGATAAATGTAGTAGAGCATTTAAAGCATCTAATATTCTAAATAATCGTAAAACGGATTTTGTTTGTCATTTACATTTTCAAATTGATGGATTAGATTATCATATTGAAAGAACTGCCAAAACGATTAACAAAGGAAAAAATGTTAAAGTTGATGTTCAGTTTTGGAAAGAAGAAGGTGGATTAAATACAATCCTAAACGGAAACGAAAGACGTGATACAAATAACATTATTGAACAATATGTAGGAAAATATGAAGATTTCATTTTAACTGCTTTATCACTACAAGGAAACAATGCTTTATTCATTGATAAATCTCAATCAGAAAGAAAAGATTTACTAGCACAGTTTATGGGTATCAATATCTTTGATAAACTATATGATATTGCAAGTGAAGATGTTAAAGAAGTTTCTATCTTAATTAAAAACTTTAAGAAAACAGATTTTACTTCAGAATTAGCTGAAAAGAAAATTGAATTTATTAGTAAAACTGCTGAACTTAAAGATTTAGAAAAAACATTAGGTGATAGAACATACGATAGAGATGATTTAGGAGAAAGAATTGTTGGGTTGAGTGCTCAATTAGTTCCTATGGATGGTAATTTAAATATAGATGATTTAAATCAATCTAAAACAAAATTACAATCTACATTAAATGGATATACTGCTTCATTTGAAACAAAAGAAAATACTATTACTGATTATAGTAAATTAGTTGGAGAAGTTTCTCAATCAATGGAAGACACTAAAAAGTTTTATGTTTCACAAGAAGAACACATTGATATTGAAGAAGCACACTCTAATTATGTTCAAGCAGAAAAAGATTTTAGTGAAGCAAATACTAAACATCAATTATTAAAACAAAAGATTCAATCTATTAAAGATAAGATTGCTCATTTAGAAACGCATGAGTATGACCCTAATTGTAAGTTTTGTTGCGATAATGTGTTCGTAAAAGATGCATTAAAAGCAAAAGAAGAGTTAGAAGGATTGGAAGCAAGTTTAGATTATAGTTTAAATGATGTAAATGGTTCTCTAAATGTAATGAGTCTTTTTGAAACATCCAAAGAACAATACAAAAATTTACAAACATTAAAATTAAAATATCAAAAAGGATATTCTACAATAGAAACCGAAAAAGCAGAATTAAACGGATTAAAAACTAAAATAGAATTAGTAAAGCATCAATTAGAAGTAGTTGAAGAAAATATCCGTAAGTATTATATAAATGAAGAAACTATTAAACGTAATACTCAGATAGAAACTATTATAAATGGTTTACAAAGAACTAAAAAAGAAATAGAATCGGAAGTATCCGAATTGAGTAAAAAAATTGGTGATACAAAGGGTGTTATTGCCTCCATATCTTCGTTTGTAGAGGGGATAAAGGGTAGGATGAATGAAGTTAAAGACTTAGAGGAAAAAAATCGTTTATACACCTACTATTTGGATTCTGTAAAGAGAGATGGAATACCTTATGAGTTGATTTCTAAAGCTCTACCTGTTATTGAAAACGAAGTAAATAACATTCTTGCACAAGTAGTTGATTTTGGTTGTGTAATGGAAATGGATGGAAAATCAATCAATGCTAAGATAGTTTATGATGACCAGGAATGGCCATTAGAGATGTGTAGTGGTATGGAGAAGTTTGTTAGTGGATTAGCAATAAGAGTTGCTCTTATTAACATATGTAATTTACCTCGTCCAAACTTTTTAGTAATAGATGAAGGATTTGGGACATTGGATTCCGATAATTTATCATCTTTATTTATGATGATGCAATATCTTAAAACTCAATTTGATTTTATATGGGTTATATCTCACTTAGAACAAATGAGAGATATTGTAGATGGTTTAATTGAAATTAAAAAAGAAAATGGATTTAGTAAGATTAATTTCTAATTTTATCTGCTCTTAAAACATTAACAGATGGTTTATGAACACCAACGTGTTTTTTGATTAAGTTTTCAACTAAACTACCCATTTTAAACCCATGTTCTTCACAATAATCTTTGAGAAGTTCGTGGGTTTCTTTTTTTATTTGTAACATTGCATATTTCATATTAGTTTTCTTTAGTAATTATTAGTTTTCTTTATATAATTATGTAAAATATATTTTTTTGGGATATTTATATTAAAGATATTATCAATGGCTATTACTAAAAAAACATTATTTGCTGATAATTTAGACAAATATAATACATTTGTTACAGATACAGACCCATTAAGCAAATATTTTAAATTAACAGAACTTCCTGATACGTTTACTGGTGGTAAAAACGCATTTCTTATACAAGGTTCTGAATATTTGATTGCAGATAGTTTAATAAAAATTGAATTAAAAGATGCGAATGGTGATGTTATTTATCACGAACCAGGTGAAGGTATTATTTCGGCATCGGTTGGTGGTGAACCAATTGTAACTGAATATTATGAGGGTGTTTCTAAATTAGTTTCTGTTTACATATATCCGGATACCGCATTTGGTCCATGTACTATTACTATATTAGGTGAATTATCATCTTATGATAATAATGGGATAAATACCCCTATACCTGCAAATTGGGAGGGGAACTATAATGTTAAATGGCAAAAAGAAATAAATGTAGTGCCATCTTTGGCAAATAATACAAAAATTCGTTTTTATAAAAGACCTACTGTTAAAATTTCCGAAATATTAAGTCCTATTTATAAAATTGAAAATGATTTAAAAGTAGCATCGGCAGTTACTCAATCTTTTGCCGATATAAAACTTTCAAATTTAGAAACATTTGCAGGTGATGTAAAACGAGTAAAAGTTTTTAGAACATCTATTGGTGATATTTCTGATTATGATTTGATACAAGATATTTTAGTTGAATCTAAAGAATTATTAATATCATATGGTTTAAGTGGAAGTGTAGTTGGTAATACTGGTATATTTACCTCAGAAATTTTAAAAAATCAATGGAATAGTGGTTCATTAACTGCAGTTTTAGATTCTTCAAGAGTTGAAGCAGGTGTTAGATTGACTGGAAACGGTAATTTTAGATATACACAATCTTTGGATTTATCTAGTACAAATACTTACGAATTAAATTTAGATGCATTTTATTCAGCATCAACTGATAGTAACTTAGGAATTTATTTAATATCTGGTTCAACAAGTAGTAGTATTGGCACACTAATAGGAACACAACCTACTAAAAATTTATTAGATACAACTATACCATTTAAAATAGATAGAGATTATCCAACTGCATCTTTATATTTTTCTCAATCACAAGGTCAATGGCATTTAGGAAATGTTAGTTTAAAATTATCAGAAGATACTGCATTTTCACCAGATGAAATTGGATTTATAACCACAATGCCAACCGTATTGGGTAATGAAACATTTAATTTTAAATTTGAATTTTACGATATAAATAATAACTATGTACCTGTTTCGGTAACACAATCGGCGTTATTTAATGGTGGTAATACAAATATTGGTGGTACTATTTTATTAATTAGTTCATCTGCATCTTCATCTTTAGCAGATTTAAATAGGGTATCATCTTCTATTAGTGGAACGGCTACATTATACAGTTCATCAGCTAACACTACAATTGTAACACTAAGTGGAAGTGTAAGTGGTAGTATAGTCACTTTAAGTGGTTCTGTAAGTGGTACAATTGGAGTATTAAGTGGTTCTGTAAGTGGTACAATTGGAGTATTGAGTGGAAGTGTTAGTAGTTCTATTACATCGTTAAGTAGTAGTGTAAGTACAAGTATTAATAATGCAAAAGCAGATGCTTTTGCAAGAGTACAACAATTAGCAAATGGTGGATATCCAGGAACATTTATAGAAAATGATTCAATTTATTCTCCTGTTATTGGTGGACAACTTGGATACTTTAGTACATTATTTAAAGTTGGTACAACTCCATCTATTTATTTAGATGCAAGACAAAACCCTAGAAAAATATTCATAGGTGGAATAGTAAACCCATCCGATACGGTATATAATGAATATTCTGGAGCATTTAATAATACAAATACACCTGTATATTTAGATAGTACCGGTAAACTTTCATTGGGAGATAAATTATCTTGGAATGGAAGTGCATTGAGTTTAACTGGTGAGGTTAATATTACAAGTGGTGCAACCAAAACTGCAATTGATAATGCGGCAACTGCCGCAAGTAATGCTGCTACTGCCGCAAGTAATGCACAAACATCTGCGGATGCTGCAAGTGCTACTGCAATTGCAGTTGATGGTAAGGTATTTACAAATGCAAATGGTAGAATAATTAAAGCACCATCAACTGGAACTGCTGGTCTCTATTTAGGTTCAGAATATTTAGGTTATCATAATGGGAGTGGAACTACGGCAGGTTGGAAAACCTATATGGCTAACAATGGTAATTTCTTTTTAAGTGGTACGGGAGCAAATGGATTAAGTTGGGATGGAACTACATTAAATATAACCGGAAATTTAACAGTTGGTAGTTCAGTACCAAATTCGGCAGTTAGTGGATTGGGGGCATTGGCAACTAAAAATAGTGTATCACCATCAGATGGTATAACCGGTTTGGGTGGATTGGCAACTAAAAGTACAGTAACAAATGCAGAATTAGCAGCTAACGCAGTACAAGAAGGAAACATTGCGTTAGATGCAGTAACTTCTGGTAAAATAGCAGCAGAGGCAGTAGTTGCTTCAAAAATAGGTGCGGGGCAAATTACAGCAGGAAAAATTGCAACAAATGCAGTAACGGCAGGTACGATTGCAGCAGGAGCAGTAACGGCAGATAAAATAACCGTAGCAGAATTATCCGCATTGGGAGCAACAATAGGTGGATGGTCTATTGATTCAAATTCAATATTTAAAGGAACTAAAGGAACTGATGGAGTATATACTACCGGTGGTGGTAGTATTACAATTGGAAGTGGTTGGATTTCTTCAAGAAACTTTTTAATAGATAGTAGTGGTAATGCCAAATTTAGAGGAGAAATAACTGCAACCGGTGGTACTTTTACAGGTGATGTAACTGCAGGTGCGGTAACAATGGGACCTAATGGGTTGACGGTTACTGGAGTTAATGGAATAACTGTTGCTGGATTTGGCTCAATAAAATTTGGTAATTTACAAATAGATGACCAAGGATTATATGCTACTACCGGAGCAGGTATATTTGGTACTTCGGTTCAAAGATACTCAATGTTTACCCAAAGAATAAGATTGTACCAAAATAAAGAGGCAGAGTCGGATTATTCAGATTCATTATCATTTGATTTTTTATATAACGATTCACAAGCTGTCCCATTGGGAGTAAATGCACAAAATAAAGTTAAAAAAATAGCATCATCTAGAAAATATAAAAAAAATATTGAAGATTTATCACAATCGGATGCAAATCGTATATTACATTTAAATGTTCGTAAATATAATGGCATTGAACAAACGGATAACGGAAATAAAGCAACTGGTTTAATAGCCGAAGAAGTTAATGATTTAGGATATATCGATTGGGTATTACACGATGAGTCTGGAAGTATTGAAGCTTTAAATTACCAATCTATATTTGCATCTACAATAAAAGTAGTACAAGATTTAAATAAAAGAATAGAAGAATTGGAAGCAAAACTTAGTGGTTCTATATGATAGTATTTATTACAACAGGTTATGGAAAAAATATAGTAGGAGGTTCGGATATATGGTGTAACAACTTTGTAGAGAACATCTTACCATTAGTTACAGAAGATTACAAAATTGTAGTTGATGGAAGACCGTTATTGCCAGAAAAAGATGCAATATACACTTTCCAAAACGATGAAGAAATAAATAGGATATTAAATGAGTGTGATAAGATAATTTTTCTACATCATTCATACAAACCAAATCCTATAATTAAAAAGTATCTTTACAAAACTCACACAACCTTTGTTCACGCATTTATTCCCGATATGTTGGGATTAAACGATGAGTATGAAAATCTAATGACTCGTATTGATTGGGAATGGCAAAAAGAAATATTAGATAATTCTGATAATATAGTTTGGATTGGATACAAAGCTGATACAATTCATACATACTATCCTAAAACAAAAATAATTACCAATTACTATGAATGGAAAAATAATATTCCGTTTTTAGGAATTTTATCGGATAAAATAGGTTATGCTGCAAGATGTGAAACACGAAAGAACGCACATTATTTAGATTACATTCCATCGATTATATTTTCTAACAAATATGATTATAGAAGAATGTTAGAAGCTTCCAAAACTAATTCGGATTATCATAGGTTTATGGAATTTGATTATAGATTTCATAAAAAATTTTTTGAAAGTAATTTTCAAATATTTCACGGGTGTTATGAAAAAGAACCATTTGGATATTCAATATTTGATGCTATTGATAATGGTAAAATTCCAATTATACATACTGATTGGATGAAACATATTGATTACAAATACAGAGCAAGTAGTAAAGGAGAATTTCATCAAAGATATTTAGAAATATTAGAAGAAGGTTATAAAAAAAATCTGAAAGAATTTAATAAATTAAAAACAGGATTAGAAGAATATACTGATAAAAATAAATGGATAGAAAAAGTTGTTAATCTCAATTTTTTTTTGTATATTTGATGTACTTTTAATTACCAAGCTAAAAAACTGACAATGCTTCCAGTACTACAAGATTTACACTACTTAAAAAGTTACTTAACAAATAATTTAGAATTCAATGAACATCAGGAACAAGAAGAAACACCAGTTCCTTACAGATGGTCTCATGGAGCAACCGATACTCATTTAGGAGATGGTTTAATTATTTATTCTCTTATTCAGTATATGAGAGCAAAAGTTTGCGTTTGTTTAGGTAGTGGAGGCGGTTTTGTGCCCAGATTAATGACTCAGGCTAGATATGATTTATATAGACAAAATATATTTGAAGGTGATGCTAACTTAAATTGGGGAGATATTGGAGTTACTTATGTAGTGGATGCTATGAATGGTATCGGTGGTAAAGTGGATTGGTTTAAAGAAGAATCTTTTTTCAGAAGAACTTTTCATCCACGTATTTTAGGAACTACTACAGAAGAGGCATTCCATAATTTTTTTGTATTAAATGATATTAAAATTGATTACTTACATATAGATGCAGGACATAGTTATGAAAATGTTAAAGAAGATTTTGAATTATATTCCCAACTGCTATCCCCAAATGGAATTATTTCTATTCACGATACTGACCCTAATTTTGCGGATAGTTACTTAGTTACAAACGAAGTTAAAGATAGAAACGACCATGAAGATTGGAATGGTCCTATTCAGTTTGTAAAAGAATTAAAAGATAATCCGAAATGGGAAACATTTGATTTGTTTAACTTTGGAATAGTAAAAAATAAACCATCATCAACAGGTCTTACATTAGTTAGAAGAAAATGATTAGATTAGTTACAGTAACAGGTTCTAGAACAACAACATTAAAACATATGTTAAACCACTATACAGATATGGTGGATGAAATGCATATCGTTGTGTATGATTGGGAAGAGCAATCCAATTTAGCAGAGGTTCAAAATATCGTATCTCAATTTCGAAATGCTAAAATAGTAAAAGTAGTAGTTGAAGAATTATATAATTGGGAAAAAGTAACTAAACTTTACAACGAAGTTAAATCCTCGCATCCTAATGATTGGTGGGTAATATCAGATGATGATGAGTTTCACTCTTATTCGTATTCACTTAAATCTATTATAGCAGCTTGCGATATGAATGGATGGGATATGGTTAGAGGTGGATTCGTAGATAGAATTGGTGTAGATGGAGAGATGGTCGAGTTATTAGATACGGATGATATATTTGAAAAGTTTCCATATGCAGGATTTTTTAGATACCCGTTAAGTGGTGCAAACCCTAATAAAATTTGTATTGCAAAAGGATATGTTGAGATTACAAACGGACAACATTATGCAAAGATAGATGGACATACAACTTGGAAATGGCAGGGTTGGAAGCATCCTTTAATTGCACCAATTGAAATGTATAATGTGCAAGTTCATCATTTTAAATGGGATAGCACCTGCGCAGGTAGAATTAGGCACGTTGCAAATCAAAATAAAGAATATTCTTATTCTGAGGAATATAGAAAAATGTACAGAGAATTGGCAAAGTATAGATTTAAACTACCATTGGATGATGAAAGATTTGGATTTGAATTATCACCAACTTATCATTATTTAGGGTATTCAAAATGGGAACAATTAATTAATAAAATAATATCAATATGACAGAAGAACAATTTGAATTAGAAAAAAAGAAAGTAAAAGAATTAGAAAAAATTGCTTATACATTAGATGCGCTTACAGTTTGGTTTGAAGAAATTGACAAACAAGAGTGGAGTGATAG